ATTTTCCTTAACGTATCGGGTGTGGTACGGCGCACAAGGGACTATCACAGCACCGATGGCGCTAGATTTGCCAGCAGTCAGCCAAAATCAATATCCTACACAAGCAGGGCTAACAATCAACTCGGTTGGCTACTACAACAACAGCGCACCGCCTACTCTTACGCTATTGACGGCATCAACCTACTATTACGATGCCAGCGGCAACCGGGTTATCTTGACTAGCCTGCCCACAATTACCAGCGATATGGCAAACCCAATTGTCGTTCAGTACACCACCGCACCTAACCCTCTACAAACGTATCCTGCCATCAAACAAGCTGGCCTGCTGCTGCTTACGCACCTTTACAACCAGCGCAGCAACAGCACTGAGGCATCGCTAAAAAATATCCCGTTTGGCGTAGACACGTTGCTGCGCCCGTACAAAGAATTGGTTATGTAATGGCGATTGCACGGTTTGAAAACATTGCAATCAATAATCTAACCTTCAGCCTAACGGCTTTTGGTGAGCAAATCACAACCACGACAAAATGGTTTGACACCCGAGCCACAGTGTCGGCGGTAGGCAACAATTTGAAAATCTCGGAAAAATATCGGCTGTACGATAACCTAGTGCGGTTTCGTTTGAACTACACACCAAATATGCGGACAATTGCTAACTCGCAGCATCTGTTTAGCATCACGTACAGAACGCAAGATTGGCGCATCAACGATGTGCAGGAATCAGACGACCGCATGAGCGTGTTGATAATGGCTTACCGCAATGACCCGGTAACTGCAACATGACAGCCCAGCAAAACCCTGTCACGTATGCCAGGGCCATCCAAGCGGCATTGACAACCATTGTCACGCCCGTCCCGGTGTATGCTACTTTTAACCGCAACTTTGCTACCGAACCAAAATTTGTAACTTGGATGTTGCGAAACATTCACCAGCCGGTCTACACCGGCATTTACCAATCCGTTAAAGGAATTGATACGCCAGTATTTCAAATCAGCATTTTTACGCAAGTTATTGAAGACGGTTTCACAATCAGCAATCAGATACTACAATCGCTCCACGGCTATTCTGGATTGTTTGGCGGTGCAACTTACGGCATACAGATCAGCAAAGCCGATGTGCAATGGCTTTACAACACATACGACAATGATGAGAAACTCGGACAAGTAATCTTAGACTGCACACTAGATATACCAACCTGATAAGACAATAAATTTTTTACCCTCTCAACAAAGGAACTTATCATGGCTCTCCCGACAAAAATTCTACCTGGCTTTTCTGCCACCTTGTACGCACAACCCAGCGCAACGCCAACGCCTTTAACTACGGCAAATTTGAGCGTTTTGGGCAGCGTTTCGCCATTGGCAATCAGCGGCAACTTGGTGCCTGTTGAAGCAATCCCGGCATTTGGGCAAGACGATGCCGTAGCCTCTTTCATGGTTGCTGGCTCCCGTCAATCCGACAAAATCCCTGTGCAATCAGCGCCGACAAGCATGAGCATCACAGCGGCTTGGAACCCAAGCGATACCGTGTTGCTGCTTTTGCGTGCAGACGCCTATAACGGCACCATTGATCGCACTTACGTGATTGCCGCAACCGATGGGACAAACACGATTTACTACGCATTTAACGGGCGAGTCAGCCAGTGGACAATTGATGCTGCCCCAGGCGCTGAAGCCAAAGTAAATTTCACCATCCATCCCCGTGGCAATCAGTACGGCTGGAGCAATACAGTATGACCGCAATAGATGCGGTGCTGGCAGAAATGACCGCCAGTTACGGCGACCTGGCTGCACTTGCACGGCAGCAGGTAGTCAGCGCACCGGAAATAGCCGAGGCGTTGGCAAAGGCAGACACAGATTCAGCGGAATATGTCTGCCTAAAACTCTTGGAAAAAAATGTCCGACAAAATACAGAACACGAATGACCTGTTAAATTTTTTGGTAACTCAAGCCGAGTCTAGAAAAGATTGGTTTGGGTTTACCCAACAAAAGATGACAGGCATCCAACTGGTGCATCAGATAGCTGCCAACCATGCCAACACAATGACGCCAGAGCAGATCGTGAAATTTGTCGTAGAACTTAACAATTTAATGTACAAAGATATTATTCGAGGATGACATGAGCGTCAGCATAAAACTTGAAGGAATCGGCAATGTTTATGCTGCTTTTGAAAGTTTATCGCAACAAATTGGCGACAAAAATGCTAGAAGCAAAATCCTAATTCCTGCGGTGCGGGAAGCGATGAAGACAGTTTTACAAGCTGCAAAAACTTTAGCGCCAAAAGACACAACGCAATTGGCAAACAATTTAACATTGTCAGCAAGGCGTCCAACCAACAAAGACAGGAGATCAAAATACATAACGCAATCAGATACGGTTATCGCAATCGTGACTACAAAAGCGTTTCCTAAAAAGAAAAGACAAGCATTTTATGAAGAAAATAAAACATTATATGAATCAGATAAAAAAGCATATGCAAAGAAATTTAAGAAATTCGCTCAATCTATAAATTTTCCATATGATGCCAGAGCAATAGCGCAAGAGTTTGGCACGGCTAGAAATCCAGCCCATTCATTTATGAGGCCAGCGTTAGAATCGCAATCGCAAGCTACAGTAAAAAAACTTGGTGAAGTTCTGGCAAGACGAATAAACGAATACAACAAGGTGAAAACATGACAAGACTATCAAGCGCATTAGGAACTGGCGCACAATTACGCATTAAGCAATTTGATCTTGGAGGTCATACCTTCAAAGTGCGAGTGCCACTGGTGTCTGAAAGTGATGCCATATACGCACGAATAATGAAGCCAGACAGCACAACGGTAGACAAGATTTATGTTGAATTGACAAAATCATTGGATGAATTTAAATCTGCTGAAAACTCAGAATTGGTTTTTACAGAAAATGATGTAGTGGTGTCTGGTCGTTCAATGCGCGAGGCAGCGACAAACAAAGCAATGATGGAAGCCCGTATCACAGAGATGGTGCGTCTGCTTCAAGCAGAAAATCCTGTCAACAATTTGGACGACATTACATACGCTGAGATTGAACAAGAATGGCCTTTGAGTGTGCAACGTGAGTTGGTTGAAAAAATTGCTGAAGTAATCAGCCCCACTTACCGGGAGATACGGGGAAACTAATCGGCTCGTTAAAGGAACAAGTCGCGGCTGCGATGATCTTTAACGGGCATACACCCGAATCTATTGCCAATCTTGACCAGATCACCATGCTGCAAATCCAAACACTTTATGCTGATGGAACAATTGGCAATCATGGATTGCTGTCGCAGCTTGCAGTTTTAACAACGGGCATCTTTAACTACATAAGACCGCCCAATGCAGCCCCCTACAAGCTGTCTGGTACGCTTGGCGCGGCACATGACTACTTATGCCCTCCAGCAACAAAAGAACAGCTTGCAGCGCAGGCTAATGACAGTCTGTTATCGTTGATGGTGCAAGCACCCGGATTCAGCAAAGAAAGATTCAAAAATGGCTAATATTGCACGACTTGCGGTACTCCTTGGCCTTAACAGTGCCGAGTTTGTCGCCGGCATAGCGGCTGCTGGCAGAAAGTTAGATCAATTTGCAAGTACAACTGCTGGTGCAGCTAAAAATGCAACATTGTTACTAGGTGCTGCATTTGTTGCTGCAACATATAAAGCTGTAGCATATGCAGATGAACTTAGTGATGTTGCTGCTGCAAATGACATAGCAATAGATTCAATTATAAAGCTGACAAATGCGTTAGAAAATTCTGGTGGCAAGGGCCAAAACGCTGGAAAAATGATTGCCAGTTTTGCAGACTTTGTAGACAAAGCAGCAAAAGGCTCATTTGAAGGACAAAAAACATTTAGCGATTTAGGCATATCTCTTAAAGACATTGGCAGTATGTCTACGCAGCAGTTGTTGCTTAAAACGACTCAAGCAATAGCGGACATGGAAGACCCGTTAACCCGGAACGCACGGGCAGCAGACGCATTTGGTAAAGCCGCCAAAGGCGTAGACATGGTAGATTTTGCCAAAGGATTAAAAGAAGGTAAAGGCGCAACGCTTGAACAAGAGCAAGCCATTAAAGATGCGGCACAGGCATTTGATTTATTTAAAAACGTAGGTAGAGAAATTAGCTTATTGATTACTGAATCATTAGGCCCAAGTTTATTAAAATTAGGTCAATGGTTAAAAGCCTTAGATATATCTAATTTGTCATTTACTATTTTTGGAAAGTTTATTGGGTTTGGCACTGGTAATGATCCTACGGTTCGAATTGTAGAATTAAGCAAAGAAATTGCTAAGCTAGGAAAACAAAGAGAGTTAGTGCTGGATAGCCCAATGCTTTTGTCAGGAATTGACAGAGAAATATTGGCCCTGCAAAGAGAACAAGACGCATTAATTGCAATTCAAAGAATTAAAGCAGATGAATTTTCTAAAAGTCAAACAGAAGAAAAAATAAATGAGCCTAAAAGACAAATAACGCCGGGTGTTGATACCAAAGCAATGGCGGCAGCAAAGGCGGCAGAAGCTAAAAACTTTGAATTAAAAAAAGCAAAATTAGAAGAAGAATTTTCCATAGCAAATCAATTTAGAAATGAACAGCAAACATTAGATAATGAATATGCAAAGAAAAAAGCAGAAGCAGATTTAGAGCGTTTGCATAAAGATAAAACTGAAGAAAATAAATTTGCACTTACAAACTGGATAATTCTTAACGCAAAATTATTTGTAATCAAACAAGAATACGAAGAAAAGAAAAGAACATTAGTTTTTAAAAATATAGCAGAGCAAGCAGCACATGAAATAGCAAGTGCAGAAGAGGCAGCTATAGCCATTGCTAATTTAAATGCTTTCTATTCAGAAGGCAATACATCAATACGAGAAAAGCAAGAACTAGACAAAACATCTTTAATTCGCGCTCAAGAAATGTTTAAATTAGAGCGTCAAGGAGTTTATTTAAAAGCAGAAGAGTTGCAGCAAGAAAAAGAATTGTTAGAGCAACAATGGAAATATGCAGATGCTGTTGAAGTCATTATGTCAATGAAAAATCTTGACAGCATGAGCAGGATGGAAGCCCTTGCAAGAGAAGAAAAACTAAATGAAAAAGCATTGCAAAATATACTTGAACGGACAAGAATATTAAAAGCCGAAAAATCAGGCGGCGTTTTTGATGGATTTTTATTTAGGGCGCAGACTTTTGGCAAAGACATGGAAACCAGCTTTGAGGCTGGTGCAAAAAGTTTTGATTCATTAATGGGCAACATGACAAAAGCATTGGATGAATTTGTAACAACTGGAAAATTAAATTTTGGAGATTTTGCAAAGTCAGTTATTAAAGATATGCTTGCAATTCAATTTAGAGCATCTGCAAACAATTTATTTTCAATGCTTGCAAAAGCAGTCTTTTCACCGTCAGTATCTTTAGCAGAACCATTTGCTGGGCCTAAAGCGGATGGTGGGCCAGTTGAAAGCAACAACAGCTATTTAGTTGGCGAACGTGGGCCAGAGTTGTTTGTGCCTCGCAGTGCTGGCGCAATTGTGCCAAATCACTCTATGGCAATGATGGGCGGCTCTACAAACATCACCAACTACAATATTCAAGCAATTGACACCAAATCGTTTGAAGATCGCATCCTGGGCAGCAGTAAAGCAGTCTGGGCAGCAAATGCATATGGCGCTAAAAACTTATCGCTTGGCAGGGGAAGAACATGAGTTTTCAAACCATCTTTGAAATCAGCCAAAGCATTAGCGTCCAGAACCGGCGTACTGTTGGGCAGCAGGTTAGTAGATCAGGCCAGGTACGGGTTGCCGAATACCTTACATCTGTGCCTTGGTCATTTACCGTTAGGCCGCACGCCTACCTTTATTACCCGCAAGTGCGTGGCGTTATCCAGGCCATTGACAACAAAGATCGCCAACTGCCCGAGACAATCACCTTTGCTAGCAGCCTACTAAATTGGTTTACAGCATACAAAGGCGAACTAGTGCAAGCGCAAGTAGCTGCAATGACAATTGGTGCTTATACAGCAAATGGAACCCAGATCACGCTTGGTAACTTACCAAATGGCACACCCGCACAATTGGTATTTAAAGCCGGGGATTTTTTGCAAATTGGTATTTATTCTTATAAAGTAACATCAGATGTTCCATTGGGCAGCACGTCGCCACACCCTCCCGGATCGTCAATTACATTTAACCTGCATCGTCCTATTATTGGCACGCCCACAATCGGCAACGCATTAACCGCAGTTGGCTCAGATTGCACGTTTTATCTACTTGCAGCACAATGCCCAACCTACACACTTAACCCAATGACCTCGGGCGCATTTGTGCAATGGGATGGTGATTTTGTGTTTATTGAGGACATTACAGGATGACTACCGCAATGGCTGCACTGAGCAGCCCATCCATCATCCAAGCCGAATTTATACGGCTCATCACCAGCACGACAACCTATTATTTTTGCAATGCAGCAGCGCCGATTACTGTAGACAGCATGACGTTTAGCAACCTGGGCAGCTTGTTATCCATAAGCGCAATTGACAGAAACATCAAAGCCAGCAGCGCCGATCTTGCAATTTCCCTCACTGGCGTAGACGGCACCAATGTCGCCACAGTGCTTGCCGCAAATATCAAGGGTAGCAATATTGATGTGTGGCGTGGATTCCTAGACAGCAACAATCAAATCATTACAACCCCAACGCAGCAGTTTTTTAAACGCTACTCTGGCATTGTCAGCAATTGCTCAATCACAGAAGATTTCAATGATCAACTGCGAACACGCATTGCCACGGTTGGCATAACCTGCGCCAGCTTTCGGACCATCCTAGAAAACCGCATACAAGGCATTAAAACGACTCCCAAGGCGTGGAATTTTATCTACCCAGCAGACACTAGCATGAACCGTGTGCCGGTGATTGCAGCCACGTATTTTGATTTTGGCAAGCCACCACAATCTGCAACAGTCAGCAGCAATACTTCAAACGTGCAAACAACTGTTGTTGAAAGCGGGAGGGATAGCGGATGATTCGGGAAGCCAACAAACACGATATGCCTGCATTGCTGCAAATGATGCGGGACTACAGCACGCAGACGCCTGTGCCTGCACTACAAGCAGCAGCAGCGCATGATGAAACGCACGTTGCCAACCTGATGACGCAAATGATGGCAGGGCGTGGCTTTGTACTGATCGACAACGAATCCCGAGGTTTTATTGCGGCACTGATTACTACAAACGTCTGGTGCCCAGAAGTTTACGAACTGCACGAACTAGCATGGTGGGTAAAGCCAGAGCATAGAAACGGCACTGTGGGCGGCAGGCTCTGGAAAGAATTTAATCGTTTGGCTACAGATTTAATTGATGACGGGCGCATTGATGTAGCAGTCACGGCTGTGATGGCTAACAACTCATGGATTGATTACACAAAAAGAGGCTACAGCCCCATGCAAGCAACATTTTTTAGGGTGCAGTAATGGTTGCAACAATTATTGCCTATGGCGCAGCACTATTAGGAGGCGGTACTTTTGCGGTAGCAGTCTCAACTTTTGCTGTTAACTTTGCCGTCAGCTATGTTGTTTCTCGGATATTTGCGCCGAACGATCCAACAGCAAACCAACCCGTAGATCAAGGCGTCAGACAACAAGTAGCACCCAATACTACTAACTCAATTCCGATTGTTTACGGCAGCGCCTTTATGGGCGGCACATTTGTTGATGCTGTGCTAACGACAGATCAGAAAACAATGTACTACGTGCTGGCAATCAGCAGCATTAGTCCCAATGGGCAATTTAGTTTTAATCGAACAACTACATCAACAGCCGGTAGTTTTTTAATTGGAACAATTTACACAATTACAACAGTAGGCTCAACTAACTTTACGTTAATTGGTGCATCGGCAAATACTGTAGGTGTTGTTTTTACTTGCACTGGCGCAGGAACCGGCACCGGCACAGCAACAAATAATAATTTTTACTACGGCGACCGGCTAATTACTTTTGATGGCAGCGATTTAACCAAAGTTGTCAGCTTAACAGATGGCGCAGGAAATGTTGATACAAAAATCAATGGTTTCCTTTTTATTAATTTGTACACTTCCACCGATGCAGGGGTAATCACAAACGTAACCGGCACAGCGCCAAGCACTTACATGGGCGGCTCTGACATTGCATCTGCTGAACGCTGGACAGGCACCCGGCAAATGAACGGGCTGGCCTTTGCGATTGTTAAACTGAT